GCCACCCACAGATAGCTACCGTGTTCTTGTTGGGGTGAGTGTATTTGAACTCGAACTCAGCGGACTGAGTCGTGGCATGCTTCTTGAACCCCTTCTCTTGCATCAGCTTGTGAATCTTAGCGATCGTATCCTCAGCCATCAGAGAGACTTGGTTGTTTTTCATAATCACTATACTACCAGGAAGCTTAGAAGAAGTAAAGGGAAATCCAAGAAATCTTTCAAGATTTCTTAGATCTTAGTCAGGCTTCCACGACCTCGGGAGCACCATTCGCCCACTCCCAGCAAGTAGCCGAAATGTCCTCCGGATTCGGATAGTATCCGGGAAGATGAGCAGTCCGGATGCACTTTCCATTCGCATCCGTGAGTGTCAGATAGACATTCCTGGTTCCGGGATGAACCTCATAGACATAGGTCACCCACAATCTGCCATCAGGCAGAGATCGAGACCACGAGACGCTCTGGCCAGTTCGACTCTTCAGCTTCTTCCAGCAAGTGCCAAGAGCATTCGTGATCAGATCCTCGTAGTTCGCAACGATAGGGCTGAGTCGGTGTTTCATCATAACTATAGTATACCATTCCTGGTCGGAAAGTAAAGGGAAATCCAAAGGGAAATCCAGGAAATCTTTTGAATTTCCTGGATTCATCGAGTGATCGGAATAGCCTTAGATGCGAGTGAAATAAAGACCATCCGCCTCAAGAATCTGCCACGGAATCCCGTGCTTGGCAAACATATTTGCCAGTTGAAGGTTAGCCTGATAATTATTCCAGGTATCGGATTTCCCACCACACCCGATCCACGTGAACTGTTCGCCCGCATCATTAGATGCGGTGATCGAAATACCCTTCGCATCGACGATAATCGTCGCATAAGCGTCGACGTCCGTGAACTCTTTGGGCGCACCGATCATCTTGACTGCGCCAGTCGATGGCTCAAACTGTTTCACCAGATTCGTTTTGGGATCTGTGACGAGGATCCGCTCAGCGCCGGCAAAGCTGTCCCAGTCGAAGGAATCAAACATCCGAAGATTGTCAATAGTGTTTTTCATAATCACTATACTACCAGGAGGAACAAGAGAAGTAAAGGGAAATCCACGAAATCTTTCAAGAAATCTTAAGATTTCTCAGAACGCCCGATCCGCCGAGACAATTTCCTTGTCTCGGTAAATAATGACCTTGAAGTGGAAGTAATCAGGATGAGTGCACTCGAACACCCAGAACATAACCTCAGGACCACGCCCACAGAGAGCAGCATGTTTCAGATGGAAATGCAGGGTTCTTCCGGTGGTGGCAGAGGTCAATGCGAAACGCTCCAGATTGCAATCTTCGATCTTCTTGACAAGATCTTTGGTCGCCAGACTATAGTTCGGTGAGCTGATGAAGGTCCAATCATGCAAGTAAAAGGACCAAGTGTTGAGTTCAACTTCTTCCGAGGTAGCAGTGTTTTTCATAATCACTATACTACCAGGACGTATGGGCGAAGTAAAGGGAAATCCAGGAAATCTTTCAAGAAATCTTTTAGCTCCACCATGGTGGGACTTCTCTATACTTCCATTTAGCTAAATGCCTTTTAGCTCCGAGATAATACCGACGATAAGACTCTATCGGATCATCACTCTTGTATTCATCAGGCATTGCCAGACGCATCTTAGTCATTTCAGGTGATGGAGGAATGTTAGTGGGGAGATAACGTAATGCATCGACGATTCCCTTTTCCACACATGCATGAGTTCTGTGATAGCGATATGCATACTCACGTGCAGTGCACACGAGCAGATTATGCAGCCAGGCATAGTTAGCAGAAGCTTCTCTCACCCAGATAGCACATGGGTGATTCTTGAATGCAGCTTTATAGAGTATGTTGTTTCTTTGATCTGGCAGAACATTATTCTCACCATCAAGAACACGATGTGCGGTGGAAAGCAGCTGAGAATATTCCAGAATCATCTTGATCACATGCCGATCATTGTGATAGACAGCACATGTCTCGGGAGTTGTATCAAGAGCAAATATGTTCATGAGAGATAAAATCCGCGGCGGATTGAGATAAAATCTCAAGAGGATTGAGATAAAATCCTAGGCGTGTTGAGATAAAATCTCATTCATAGTCATCAAAGTCAATATCTTCACCACGACGAATAGCATTCATAATGTTTCTTTCAGTCGCCTTAATCTTACGCTTCGAACTCTCTTTGAGAGTCTTATTTGGCTTCTTTCCATTATGAACTTCGAAAAGCTTATCTTTGTCGATGATTGTCTTGATAGGTTTGACGGACATGTTTTTCCTTTGTGAAGAAAGAGATTAGAGAATGAAATAGACGTTCAAGCTTTGCTCTTAGAAAGAGCCTTGTTTTTCTTAGTCGGTTTCTGAAAGGGAATGATTGGCTTGACTTCCTCAACTTTCGGTTTCGCCGGCAATGTTGGCTTGGCCACTTGCTTAGTCACGAAGCTCAGAGGAGTATTAGGAACACGGAGGAACTGCGTAAGCTCCGGAGCAGTATACAGATCAGGGAAGGCTTCAAGAACAATCTGCTCAGACAGTCCCTTGTATTCGGTTGGTTGCTTGGTGATCACATTCTCAAGCAACATTGCTTCCAGAGGACTTAGACTCTCGAGATGCTGAATCAGAATCAGATCTTTCTTCTTTGGTGTCGCTGGGTGACTGTCATACCACACATAGAGCATACGAGCAGTAAGGAACATGTTGTTCCCACTCATGCCCTCGGGAGAGGGGTCCAGGCGATAGTCGGGAATTTTGTTAGTGTAGAACTCAATTCGTGGATCAAACAATGCACGAAGAATAGCACCAAATGGAATCGTCTGATTACTTCGAAGAAATTTAATCTTCTCGTTCTTGTCCTTGATAGTCTCAAACTTTTTAAGAATCTCAGATGGCATCAACTTAATCATATTCATTCTCTTTCATATTTAAAAGTCAGCGATTCGTTCAAACATCGCCTTAGAACCAGTTTTCATAAAGTAGTTAAACAGATGTTTTCTACCTGTCACTCTAACTCTATTTACTTCAGAGTTGTAGTTATTAATGATTGAGTCAGAGATCTCATAAGGAATTCCATCAATCAGATCAATGATCTTCCGATTTCTCTCATAACGCTTCATCAGGATTTCGGTGTTGCAGAAATCTGAGAGTTTGTTGCTTTCACACGCGACGAGATAGGATTTCAGTCGGCTCTTTGTGATAGGAACAGATCTCTTGTTATCAGAGACAAAGACATCATCATCAGAAAGAATATTAGGAATTCCGTCGCCGCTGTCACCACGAAGAACATGAACCTTGAGATAATCTTCTGGTGAAAGATCATCTTTCACATACTTCTTCTGAACTGGATCATACTGCGTCACACTCGCGGACAGTTGATTGAGTTTCTGCAGCTGGATAAAATCATGATCACCGGAGATGATCAGAACCTTTTGATGAATTGAGATAAAATACTTAGTGAGGACAGATATAACGTCATCACCCTCTGCTCGTTCTGCTCGAACTACGGGATAGGGAAAAAAGTTCGCCAGATCCTCACGTGTCTGATTAAGAACCATGAAGATCTTGTCCCAGTATGCCTTTGCATCCTCATTCTGATTCTTCTTGCGATTTGCCTTGTACAGAGGAAATACCTCTTTACGCCAGCTGTTCGGAGAATCACAGCAGATGATCAGCTCACCATACTCATTCCCAAACTTGCTTCGATAAGATCGAATCCCATTTAGGATAATGTGTCGGAGGAGACTTTCCTGGCTTGAGTTTTCCTCAATCCCATCAATCACATGAGTGGGCTGAGATAAAATACTCGAGAGACATGTCTGGCTGTAATCAACAAGAATAGGCATATAGACTCATTATACTCTGAGAGATCGAGAAAGTAAAGGGAAATCCAAGAGAAATCCGTGATAAAATCAGGCAACCTTGAACAGAACGTATTCTGGGCGAAGCTTGCCACGCTTAAGCACCCTAGGCTTGCAGCGAATAGACTCCCAGGTTTTAGTGCACTCACGCTTGCCTTTGGTGTTCAGCACGGGAACAACTTCCTTAGGCTTGCGCAGACGCTTCATGACCGAACGAGTAGGATCAAAGTTCAACAGATTCTTACCCTTGATGGCGAAACCACCAGCATCCAGAGAGTAATACACACCCAGGAATCGGTATTTCGGCCAGTAGAACCAAAGCTCAGTCGCACCGATAATCTTCTTCAGATTGATGCTCGTGATGCCAGTTTCCTTGTCCTCAGACAGAACAGACACCTTAGCAATCTGCTTCTCGATCGGGACAGGCTTACGAGCACGACGACGAGGACGACCAGACTTAATGTTTTCCTTCCAGAGATTCGCTGAGTTAACAATGCTCACAACGAAATCAAACAGCTTAATCAGCTGAGGCTTCTTCAGATGAGACCAGCCCTCGACCAGCTGTTCATCAGAGTTATTCTTCACCTGTTCCAGCTCATCTTTCAGAACAGTGAAATACTTCGAAATAGCTTCGAGATGAACTGCTTTAATGTTATTCTGCTTGATCCAGGCTTCGGGTTCAAACTCAGTCTTGAAGTTAGCCTCGGTCATCCTGTCGATTTCCGAGTTAAGCTTAAAGATATACTGATCACTGACGTCAGCAATACGCTTCTGAATGCTGGGAGAGTTGATCGCGATATCTTTCTGCTTCTGATCAAACTGAAGCTTCTTACCGAGAATAACTAGCTCACGGATCATGTTCTCGAGATAAAGAGAGTTCTGCTCATTAAGCTTAGCACCTCGAGTAACCACTCGAGCATACTTGCCAGCAATAAAAAACTTGCGATCCTCGACGCTGCGAAGGAAATCCGCATCCTCTTTCCGACCCTGAGCCTCAGCATACTCGATGGTATAAGCTTTAAGCTCTTTGTTTGAGCTCATAGTGTTATACCAGTTGAGAGCGAGAAGAAGCTGAACGTCCGGATCAGCCGAAGTCTTTTCGAAGCTTGGCTCCGAACCAAACATGCTAGCTTCCGCAGCAATCAAACGCTCAGATTTAGTAGTTCTTGCCATGATAGTATTATACTCTATCCTCACCGAAAGTAAAGGGAAATCTGAGATAAAATCTGATTTTTGCCCGAAATATTTCTTTGCCTAGAATAACACTAATCCTGTTAAGATATATCTTTATAAGATATTTTTTGATTTTTCTCGGATTTTGCTTTGTTCTTTTTCAGTAATCGATAAAATTAGTATGTCCAGAAATGAATATATTCTAGTCTAATTCTCTAGTTCACGTCTAATTCTCTTGACGAGATAAAATCCACTTAGCTCCACAGAAATAGCTAAGAAATAGAAAAATGTGAAGAAACGTAGCTTTAAGGATTCGCATAGGGGACAAACCCTCTATTGCACTAAACTTCACATTTAGCTAAAATCACTGCTATAATCCTCAGCAGAACAGTAAGTTACAACAGGCTGTTTTGCGAATCATGCCATTTAGACTAATCACTATCCCAGCACAAGTCGAATTTGCGCAAAAGAGATAGTGATCCCGTCTCGTGTTCAGATATATCTTGATCAGACTTATTTATCGATGCTCTCGGAAGAATATGTTGTAGATGATAGCCAGACAGGTAAGAATATTAAGGAACACATAGACGCTTCGGAGAACACAACAGAAATCTGCTTCAGTATCATTCTCACTACACTTGCAGCCGATTGAACGACAGTGAATAAGAAATAGCTTCTTCATCATCTTATTTATGAACTCCGATAGA